AGGATAATGAAAGATACATTTTGTAAAAGAGAATACAAGTGCAAATGTGGAATAATTATTGAGGACTATGTTTGGCAAAGTTCCATAAAGGAACACACCATCAAATGCAAGTGTAAAAAAGAAATTAGCTACAATAATCTAATTGTAAATAAAGTTGTTAAATCAGCATCCATTAGAACACCAACAAAGAACCGATAATGTTAATAAACGAAATCAAACCAAACCCAAACAATCCTAGAATTTGCAGAGATGCTAAATTTAAATTATTGGTTAAGTCAATTCAGGAGTTTCCTGAAATGTTAGGTTTGCGACCAATAGTTATTGATGAGAAAAATGTCATTTTAGGTGGTAACCAAAGGTATCGTGCTTGTATAGAAGCTGGTCTTGCCGATGTTCCTGTTATTCACGCTAACAACTTAACCGAAGAACAAAAGAAGCAATTTATTGTTCGTGATAATGTTAGCACAGGCGATTGGGATTTTGATTTATTGGCAAACGAATGGAATATACAAGACCTTGATAATTGGGGATTAGATATACCAGCATTCGCAAATGATATAGAACAACCAAAGGACAATGCCATCGGAGGTACGACTTGTCCGAATTGTGGTGTAACTTTGTAAAATAGTGAAACAATAGTGAGATTATGGCTAATGAACAAAATTTAACCCCATTTAAAAAAGGGGAAGTTGCAAACCCTAATGGCAGACCTAAAGGAGTTCCTAATTCAAGAACTCGTTTACTGCGTTTACTTGAACTTGTTACCAAAGTGCGTAACCCTGTTACAGGCGAAGATGAGGAGTTTACAATAGCTGAACAGTTAGATATGAAGATAATTGCAAAGGCAATGAAATCCGATTTAAAGGCTTATCAGGAGATACTTGACCGACTAGAAGGCAGAGCAAAACAAACAACCGACATCAACGCAAACATACAAGGTAACGTTCAAATAGTAATACAAGAAGATGACCGATGCAAACCAATTGAAGATTAATGCAACACCTGTATTCTTTGCCAACAAAAGAGCGTATGAAGGCAATTATCCTGTCATTTGCAATGAAGGTGGCACAAGGAGTTCAAAGTCTTATTCCATTGTTCAGTTACTGATTGAAATAGCCTATAACAATCCAAAGACTAGGATTTCAATTGTTTCTCATTCCCTTCCACATATCAAGCGTGGAGTTTATAGGGATTTTAAATCCATAATGGAGAATTGGGGTTTATGGATGGACAATGACTTTAGCTTTTCCGATTTTATATACACTTACCCAAATGGGTCTTACATTGAACTATTCGGATTAGAAGATGAAAGCAAGGCAAGAGGACCAGCAAGGGATGTTCTATTCATAAACGAAGCCAACTTAATAAAAAGAACTTTATACGACCAATTACTAATGCGAACCACAGGCAAGGTATTCCTTGATTGGAATCCTGCTGACTTTATAAATTATGTTTACGAGATAGCCGACAATCCTGAAAACAAACGCATTCATTCTACCTACCTAAACAACCTGCCTAACCTATCCGAATCACAAATAAAAAACATTGAACAGTATAAAAACCTGCCTGATGACTTTATGTGGAAGGTTTACGGATTAGGAGAACGAGGTGCAGCAAAAGAACTAATATACACCCAATGGAAACAATACGACACTGCACCTGAAGGAGATGTATTCTATGGTCTTGACTTTGGATATGTTCACCCAGCTGCACTAATAAAGGTTACCCATCACGAAGGAGAAAACTACTTTGAGGAAATCATTTATCAAAGTGGGCTTACACTATCCGACCTTACAAGATTGATAAAAGAGAAAGTACCAGAACGAGCAACCATCTACGCAGATGCAGCAGAACCGAAATCAATAGAGGAACTTTACCGACAAGGATTTAATATTAAACCTGCTCAAAAAGATGTATGGGCAGGAATAGTTAAAATGAAATCTTATCCTATAAACATTCACTTTCATAGTCAAAATCTTAAAAGGGAATTTATGTCTTACAAATGGAAAAAGGATAAAAACGATAATGTAATTGAAGAACCTGTTAAAGCAAATGATGATGCTTTGGATGCTTCACGATACGCAGTATTTACTCATTTGACAAAACCTAAATTTGCAGTAAGTGTATTTTAACTTAAATTTCTTTAACTTTGTTTAAATTCTAATAATATGGGTTTATTTGACATCTTCACTAAAAAGAAGATTAACACACTATTTCCAACAATTCCAATGAACTCCCAAATAGCAATTGAAAGGGGTATAGTTACTTGGCAAGGAGCAGACCAAAGAAGTTTTGTTGATGATGGATATGTAGCAAACGATATAGTTTACTCAATCATTAAACTAATTACTGACAAAGCTAAAATTGCACCATTCCACGTTTACAAGGTTGTAGATGAAAAGGCTGCAAAGAAATACAAATCTTTAGCTGCACAAAAAGACATCAACTTAAAAGAACTTGAGACTTTACATAAAAAGGCATACGAACTTTACACAGGAGACCAACGCTTAAACGAGTTATTAAAATATCCTAATGAAGAAGATTGCTGGAGTGATTTAGTTGAACAATGGTGCGGTTTTAAGTTAATAACAGGTAATTCTTTTATTTATGGCAAACTTATTGAAGCAGGAAACAATCAGGGCAAACCATTTGAACTATTTGCTTTGCCTAGTCAGTATATGGCTATTATTGCAAATATCAATGTGTTCCCCCCAACAAGAGCTGGGTATCAGTTATATTACGGACAAATGTGGTCATTTGATACTAAAGAAATCTTACACGATAAATACTTCAATCCACAATGGGGTGTAACTGCTGGACAGCTTTATGGGCAAAGTCCCCTACGAGCAGCAGCCAAAAACTTAACAAGAAGTAACGAAGCTAAAACCGCTGCCGTTGCATCATTCCAAAATGGTGGACCTGCTGGAGTTTTATTTATGAACGATGAAAGGTTTGACCCTACAAGTGGACAAGCACAAGCACAAGCACTAAAAACCGCAGTAAGTCAAAAAGGCGGTTCAGCTAACTTTAACTCAATTGCAGTATCAGGTTATAAAGTAGATTGGAAACAAATCGGTTTAAGCCCTGTTGAACTTAATATCATTGAATCGGAAAAATGGGATTTAAAAGCACTTTGTAATATCTACGGAGTACCTAGTCAACTTTTAAACGATAGCGATTCAAAGACCTATAACAATCAAAGAGAAGGGGAAAAGGCATTAACACTTCGTTGTGCCATCCCATTACTTAACGCATTGACTGAAAACCTTAATAGGAAATTACACACTGATTGGGGTTATAAAGGAACAAATCTTTATGTAGATTACGACATTTCAATTTACGGAGAATTAGAAGCAAATAAATCCGAACAAACCGAATGGCTTGATAAGGCGTGGTGGATTAGCCCTAAACAAAAGTTAGATATAATGAATATTGAAGTGCCTGATTATATCCCTACCGAAGAATTGGAGAAACTTTATATCCCAACAGGATTGCAAACTATTGACCAATTCCAACCTTTGAATATTCCTGATAACCTAAATCCATAAAATGATTTGGCTAGATTATAAAAAATTATATGCCAACGCATTAAAGCAATACTCACCGAAGTTCAAAAAAGAACTACAAAAACAAGTGGATGTATATTGCCGTACCCAAGATTTATACGCAATAGGCTATAAAGGCATTGAAAAGACCATTAAAACACTTCACGTGGCTTTGGGTACTAAAATGGCTCAAGTGTCCTCTAAAAGCCTTAAAAGCAGCATTAAATCCAATTACGAAAGATTAGAGGTTAAAAGCCAACAAACTGATATGTTTGCTTATGCTATTTTAAAGATATTAGAAAATGATGGTGTAACGACATTGGCTCAAGATATTACCGAAACAACTAGAAAGCAAATAGATTATTATATTAAAAATGGATTAGAAAAAGGATTGCCTTTAAATGACATAATCAAACAACTTAAAACTGCTGGTATTACCGATTATCGTGCAGAGTTAATAGCAAGAACGGAAACAGGTAGAGCGGCAAATTTAGGTAGTCAAGTAGGTGCAATTAGTACAGGATTAAAAACTAATAAAGAATGGATTGCCACAAAAGATGCTAGGACTAGAAGGCAGCCAAGAGACCAAACTGACCACTTGCATATGGATGGGGTTAAAATACCAATGGAAAAACAATTTGAGGTGAAAGATTATAAAACAGGATTTGATTTAATGGACCACCCTTGTGATTCAAAAGCACCTTTGGCTCAAGTTTGCAATTGTCGTTGTACTATGGGATATGAAGCGGTAAGGGATGCAAGAGGTAAGCTAATAACGTATGATAAACAACCGCCATTAGGCAGAATTGGTATGATATGGGGATATTTATCTAATGTGGTAGGAATGCAAATAGGAAACTTAATCGCAGACTTGTTTGAATAATAAAAAAAAATATAACTTTGTAAATATGAAAACTTACGCATCAAAAGATTTAATTGTTGAAAAACAAGACATCGGCTACGAAGTAATGGATGTAGACACCGAACAACGCAGAGTAAAAGCGGTTTGGGCAAGGACAGGTAATGTAGATTTAGACAATGATATTATTGTTCCTGAAGCATTCACAAAGACTTTAAGTGAAAGAGGTCCAGCAGGTAAAAACTTGATATGGTCTTTAGTTGACCATTGTGCTGAAATGGAAGCGGTAATTGGTAAGCCTGAACAATTATATGTTGAAGGTGATATGCTTATTGCAGTTACTCCAATAGTAATGACCGAAACAGGTGAAGATATTATGAAGATGTACGATGCAGGTTTAATCAATCAGCATTCAATTGGATTTACTACAATAAATTCAAGCGTAGGTAAGGATGGAGTAAGAACAATAACTGAACTTAAACTTTATGAAGGTAGTGCGGTATTATGGGCAGCAAACCCTGAAACACCAACCATTTCAGTAAAGAGTGAAGTAAAGAAAGAACAATTAGCAAATAGGCTAGAGAAACTCTTGAAAGCGTTTAAAGGCGGTAAATTTACCGATGAAACCTTTGCGTTGATGGAGATTGAAATAAAAAGGATTCAAGCGGATTTATTGGAGATTGAAATCGTTAAAGAAATCACTGCGGTCGCAGAAGCACCCCAGCCGATAATTGAGGAAATCAAAAACAATGATGCTGAAATCTTGAAGGCAATTAAAGAATTTAATAAAATACTAAAAAAGTAAAAATGGAAAACGTAATTAACGAAATGGCTGATAACCTTAAAGGTTTTCAAGCTAGTATTGAAGCGAAGTTGGAAGCAACAAACGCTGAAATCCGTGTAGTAAAAGATGAAGCACAAAAACAATTTGATGCTCAAGCTGCTGCACAAAAGAAAAACGCATCTAAACAAGTAAAGTTTTTAGATGAAGCTATCGTAGAAAAATTAGATGGCAAATTGGATGAAATGGAAAAATCAATGAAATCAAATGGTAAGTATCGTTTAGATTTAAGAGATGTTAAGTCAATGACTTTAGGTGCAAGTTTAACAGGAGATGCTCAAGCATCTTATGCTATTAATGCTTCAGTTTTACCAAGTCAAGCTATCAACTTCCGTGATTTAGTTCCAACTGTAAGAAGTGAAAGTGGTTTGTATGTATTCTACAAAGAGACTGCAACTACTAACAACATTGCTGCTCAAACTGAAGGTTCAAACAAAGGTGAGAACAACTACGCATTAAGCGAGGTTAAAGTGGTTAATGATTACATCGCTGGTTTCTCTACATTCTCAAAACAAATGGCTAGAAGTTTGCCTTTTTTAAGCACAACTTTACCAAGAATGTTGACTAGAGATTTCTTCAAAGCTGAAAACTCTGCTTTCTTTGCAACTGTATCTGCTGCTGCAACAGGTTCTACAACAACTGCTGAAACTGTTGACTTAAAGCAATTAGTTGATTACATCGGCAACCAAAAGAGTGCAAACTTTGTATCTTCAGTTGCTTTAGTAAGCCCTGCACAATTAGGTCGCTTATTGAAAGAAACAATCACTTTGGGTTACTACGCTGGTAATGGTTCAGTTATCGTAAATCCAAATGGTGGTATGACAATATGGGGAACTCCTATTATTGCTGCATCTTGGGTTACTGATGACAAGGTTTTAATTATGGACAACAGTTTCGTAGAGCGTATTGAAGTTGAAGGATTAGCTATTGAATTCTCTTATGAGAACGCATCTAACTTCCAACAAAATATGGTTACTGCGAGAATTGAGTGTTATGAAGATATTAACTTAATGCAACCAACCGCAGCAATCTATGCTGATTTGGGTAACGTTTAATTTAATCTAACATAGATAATAAAGACCCCTTACATTTAGTAGGGGGTTTTTTATTATATTTATTGTAAATTTGTAAAAAAGATGTATGTCATATAATAATTTTATCATTGATTTTACTTTGACCGACATAGGTACAGTTGTTGAACCTGTTACATTAGCAGAGGCAAAATTGTATTGTAGGGTTACTACAAATGTTGATGATAACCAAATTTCCTTGATGATTAAACAAGCAAGGGAAGCGGTTGAAGTAGGTACAGGATTGAGTTTAATAGCAAAGACTGCGGTTGTATGGTTTACAAATTGGGATGGTAACTTCCAGCTTCCTTATGGTCCGATGAATAGTTTTACATCATTAATAGACCAAAACGGAGACACTATTGTTGCTGCTGATTACACTTTAGTAGGTGGTAAGTTCCCACAATTACAAAGACCACAATTCCAAAACTTAAAGGCTACTTATGTGGTAGGTTACGCAACTATTCCTAACGATTTAAAGATTGCGATATTAGACCAAGTTAGTTACGATTACGAAAATAGAGGATTGGATAGTGATACAGGTATTTGTGAAAAGACTTGGAAAGCGTGTCAACGTTGGACAAGAATAAGCCCAATATTATGAGGATAGGAAGCAAAAAGGCAAACTATGTTGATGCCAACACAATGTACTCGGAAATAGGCTTATATGTGCCTACAATCACCGCTGATGGGCAAGGTGGCTATACAACTACCTATGCCTTACAAGAGGTCGTATTTGGGGATTTTAGACCTATGGATGAGAATAGGGCATTGTTAGAATTACAATTGAGTTTTACTCGTTCTGCTAAAGTATTTATCAGGTACGATGTAACGATTAACAATATGTACAAAATAGAGGCTGAAGGGGAAATGTACACAATCCATTCAATCAAGGATGTAGAGAATCAGTTTAGATTTTACGAAATATTAATGTACGCATAATGGCATTTATAGTAAGTTTAAGTGGAATGAAGGAACTTGAAGGTAAGTTAGATAAATTATCTACTGCATTGAAACAAGGTGTAAGTGATGAAATAAATGCTTCTGCACTTAAAATACAAAGTGATGCCAAAAGATTAGCACCTGTAAACTTTGGTCAATTGAGAAACTCAATAGCACTTTCAAAGGATAGTGATTTAACATACACAGTTTCTGCTAACGCTTCTTATGCACCATTTGTTGAATTTGGAACAGGACCACAAGCTAATGTACCTTCAACATTTCCTGAATTTCAGGGTAAATTTAAAGGTAATAGTACATTTAAAGATATGATTAATGCAATAATGTTGTGGGTAAAAGCTAAAGGAATTGGGAATGGTAAAAATGATAGGAGTATTGCATATTTAATTGCTCGTAGTATATTAAGAAAGGGATTAAGACCACAACCATTTTTAGTTCCAGCTTACGAAATGGAGAAACCTAAACTTATACAAAGACTAAATAAATTATTAAATGCTTAATCCTAACATAGAAATAAAGAAATGGTTTTATACCAACTTGACAAGTTCAAGTGCATTGCCTGTTTACGATGGTATAGCACCTGATTCTGCAACTGATGAATATATAATTATGACAGGCAGAACATCTGCACAGGAACAAGGAAAAATCAGTTATACGAATGCCGTTACTATGGATGTTGACATTGTCATAAAAAATAGTAACTTTGGATATAAAAGAGCCGAAACAATAAGCGATTTAATACTAAATGCAATCAATTCCGACACGAATATAACCCTAGCAAATGGGTTTTATGCTTCAAGTTTGGTAGTGGGTGCAATTAGAAATTTAGATGGTTTAAACCCTTTGGACAATGTATTTAGAACAATAATAACTTATAATTTAATAATAACTCAAAATTAAAATAAAATGGCAGAAACTAAAGTATCAGCAAGAGATTATATCCTTTTAGCTGACATAGACAATGACGGAACATTTAAACCTGTTGCTTGTCTTACAACAAACTCAATGACATCAACTGTAAACACTATTGATGCAACTTCTAAATGCGGAGACCAATATCAAGCTGGTCCTTCATTTACTCAATCATTCAAAGGTGATGGTTTTGCAATTGATGAAACAGGAAGTCCAAGTAAGGATTCTTACCAACAATTGTATGCTGCTCACGCTGCTAAAACCGCTTTCAATATGAAGATGGGTAAAGCAACACCAACAGCAGGTGATATTGTTTATTCAGGTCAAGTATTTATTAGCAATTTTGAAGTAAATGCTGCCGATAAAGATGATGTTAAATTTACTGCAACTTTCGTAGTAACATTACCACCATTAACACAAACTGAAACTGTATAAACCTATGTTTGAATTAAAACTAAACAACAACACAATTCAATTAAAATGGGGTACTTGGGCGATGCGAGAATTTTGTATTGCAAAAGGTATAACAGTAGACAAGTATTTTGATGTATTAGCTAATACGCAATTTGATATTGATAATATAATCAAATTAGTATATATAGGTTATAAATCTGCTTGTGTTAGTAATAAGCAAGATATTGAATACAAAGAAGAAGATGCTTGTGATTGGATTGATGAATTAGGCTCAATACTTGCAACTGAAGGTCAGTTAATAGACTATATTAAATATATAGTTGATAGAACAATAATATCAGTACAAAGTAATGGGACTAAAAAAGATGAAAAAAAAAAGCCTAGCAAAACTAGGTTGGGATGATATTTTAGTGAAGGCTGCTGAATGCAATATAAGACCCAATGAGTTTTGGGATATGACTTGGAAAGACTTTTCTATTATCGTAATGGGTAAAGAAAAACAAGAGTTAAACGAATGGGCAAGGACTAGAAACCTTGCCTATATTGTATATTTAAGTAGTACTACTGAAAAATCACCTAAATCAATGAAAGGATTTTGGCACATACCAGCTATTGATGATTTAGAAGTTGAAGAAGAAAAGGTAATGTTAACAAATGACCAATTAGCAAGAACACTTAAATTGTATGGAGTAAATTAAATATTATGTCAACACCTTTAGAATTAAAAATTACGGCTGATAATAAACAGGCATTAGAGGTTATACAACAAACAAGTGGTGCGGTTAATCAATTAGGTAATTCATTTCAAAAACTTCCACAATACAGCAATCAAGCTGGTCAAGCACTTAATAACTTATCAAGGATTGCTCAAGATGCACCTTATGGATTTTTAGGTATTTCAAATAATATTAATCCGTTATTAGAATCATTCCAAAGATTAAGAGAAACAAGCACAAGCACGGGTGCTGCATTAAAAACAATGGTTCAAAATTTAGCTGGTCCAGCAGGATTAGGATTAGCAGTAGGTATTGTTTCAGCAGTATTAGTAAAATTTGGTGATAATATATTTAAGACAGGAGAAAAAGTAAAAAAGACTGCTGAAGAATATGAAAACTGGAAAAACAAATTAAGCGAAACTGATAAATTTGCAGGAAAAGAATTAGCAAACATTGCATCTTTAGTTGCAGCTTATGATAATCATAATTTATCATTAGAGAAAAGAAAAGAAATATTAAAAGAATTAAATACTTCTGCACCACAATATTTTACTGAATTAAATACTGAAAAAACAACTGTTGAAAATTTATATTTAGCTTATGCAAAATATGCTGAAAATATATATGCAGTTGCTCAAGCTAAAGGGGCATCAAAAGAAATAGAACAGTTAACAGGAAATTTATCAAAAGTTACAGGAAGAATACAAGATTTAGGAACTCAATTAACTAACATAAAAGAAACTTGGGAAGTATCATTTAATGTTGACGCAGTAAAAAAGAATTATGATACTTTATCACAAATATTAAAAAAGACATTTGTAGAAACTGCTGACATTAAAAAAATATCCGAATTAACTGGCATTCCTGAATATAAAGTAAATCAATTAGTATCCGAAAGAAATAAATTGTTGGGTACACAATACGGATTAATAAATCAAATATATGATTTATCTAAAAAAACAACTGTATTAGAAGATAATAAAATAGGAGCAATCAAAAAACCTGAAAAGGAATTTGACTATGTAACTGCTATTAAAAAGAGGTCAGTGTTATCAGGTCAAGATACAATGGAAGCAGTTAAGGAAGATACTACCATAAAAGATATGGAGAAAAGCCATCAAGAACATTTAAATTGGCTTTCTAAATGGTATAAGTTTAAAATGGATTTAGCGAGAAAAAGTGGAGAAGAAAATAAAAAAGTATTAGAAGACCAACAAAAATCGTATGAATCATTTGCTAAACAACTTTCAGGAAGTGTAGTAAATGCTTTACAAGGTGTTTATGATGCAATGCAAAAAGGCGATAGTTTTGGTAAGGCATTTTTGGATATGTTAGGTAAAATTACCGAACAATTAATAGCAATGGTAATTCAAACATTGATATTTAGAGCAATTATGGCTGCCTTAACAGGTGGTGGTAGTGAAGTTGGAATTGCAGCATCTAATGTTGCTGGGTCTGCTGGTAGAATATTAATGATTCCTAAATATGCTGAAGGTGGTATTGTTAATAAACCACATATCGGAATGGTTGGTGAGGCTGGTCCTGAAGCTATTATCCCATTAAATAAATTAAGTGGGTTTTTAAATACTACATTTAACGCAGGTGCAATGAGTGGTGGTGGTGCAATGGCAGGTGGCGGTTCATTTGTATTAAAAGGTAATGATTTAGTTTTAGCATTACAAAGGTCTAATCATTCACTTAACTTAAGAAGGGGAATATAATGGCATACGCAAATAAATATAAAATAACAATGGCTTCCAAAAGTGGCAGCATTACGGAATTGTATTTATTAGAAGATGATTATGCTGGTAGTGTAATTGAATATCCAGCAACTACAATTCAGTTGCAATATATCCCTAGAAGTGATGATATTTTTGAGCCTATTTATGCAAGTCAATTAAGTATAGGTGTTGATGTTACGGATGACATTGAAAATATGCCAAATTTAACAACATTAAACGATAGAAAGTATTTATGTAAACTTTACTATGATGAAACTTTAGAATGGCAAGGGTGGGCATTAAGTGATAGCGTTCAGTTTTCATATACAACAGGAAGGAAAGAACTTTCATTTAACGCAGTAGATGGTTTGGGTATATTAGAAAAGATTAAATACCCATTAGCAGAAGATTATGTTTTGAGTGATTTTAATGATTGTTTATTTTACATATTAAACTCATTAAACGCAATTGATTTTCCTACTAACTTAAATGTTATTACAGGAATAAGTTATTATGCAGATGGAATGTATAATAGGTCAACATTAAGTTGGGCTGACCCATTAAAGCAATCATTTTTAAACTTTGCTTTATTTATTACTAATGATTATCAAGTTGATAATTGTTTGGCAGTTTTAACTAAAATAGTAAAAGGATTTGGTGCAAGATTATTTCAAGCACAAGGGAAATGGCAAATAATTGCAGTTTCACAATTTGCACAAGAAACATATTGGTTTACTGAATATGATAATGCTGGGTTGGTTGTAGATTCAGGAACTACAAGTTTTAATGGTTTAATAGATGGTTATAGTGGTAATGAAACAGGTTTATTCTTTGTTGATAATAGCCAAATGAAAATATTAAGAAAGGGTTATAACAAAGTACAATTTGACAAACAAATTCAATATCCTTCAAACTATATTACTAATGGTGATTTAAAGCAAGTAACATCTTCAGGAGGTTTATTACACGCTTACGCTTGGACTGAAGATGTAAATGGCGGTTTAATATTTGTAGCACCATATCCTAGTAGGTTATCAAACGATTATTACATAGATATTACAAATGTTGTAGCACCTTACAACGCATCAATAAGACCTACATATTTCCCTAATATTGCTTTTAATGAAGTGGTACAAATTTCTTTTAATTCAAATCTTGTAGCGGTTGGTGCAACTGTTCCCGATGCCTTTTTTATATTAAGGATTCAATTGCAAACACCAGCAGGTTTTTATAGCATAGATAATAATAAAGAATGGGAGTTTGGCGGTTCAAGTTATTATTTTGAGCCTTACGATGTTGATACAACATTGACTGAATTAAGTTTGACTTTGCCACCTGCACCCGAATCAGGAACAATTTATTTTGAATATGTATTAGCTAAACCTGCTTCTACTTATTGGAAATCAACAGTAGAGGCAAATGAAGTAAGTAACTTTATATTTACAATTCAACCTGCTTTTCAATCTTATCAATGTATTGGCTCATTAAATAATACGGATGAGTATGTATTTAATGCAGATTTAGATTTAGGATTTAATGATAGTTATAATGGGTACTATTCTTATAAAGGATTTTTAGCAGATGAAGATGGTTTAAACTTAAAGAATTGGTATCGTTACGAATATTTATCGGATAAGTATCGTTCATTAAGTCAATTAGTAATTAGACAATATTCTAATAACTTAAACAAGAATGTAATCAATATAGATTCAACATTTATGGGTATGAATACCGATGAAGGTAGATTTAGCGGTGCAATGAGAATAAAGGCAACTGATACTGACCCAGCACAAATAAGCGTTGCTAATAAGCAATATATGGTTGGTAATACAACAATTGATTTATTTAATGATACTATTCAAGGAACATTATTAGATATTAATAGTGATAATGTTGAAGCTAATATTTACGAAGTAATAAACTCAACAAGCACACCACCATTTGTTCCTTCGGTTGCACATTTTAGGTCTAATGGTTATGTAACAAGTGCAGAGGCTTTAGCAGGAACATTAACTGCAACTGAAATATTTACATTAGATGGAATTACTGACCCTGATTATGGTGATGTGTTTTATGAAGATGAAGATGGTGGATTAACTTTTAACGGAGATTACTTATGGTATAAGGTAGAAACAGTATTTCCAAATACAAAAGTTTACCAAATAAGGATTGATGGAGTGATAATAGGAATATATACTTAAATTTGTAGTTATGGCAGACAATGTACAAGGCAACAATATAATGTTGTATTATTTTGAACCACCTTCGGTTACATATCCAGCAGGTAGGGATATTCCGTTTTCGTGTTCTACAAATTGCACATTTAGTGTAAGTGTTGACCAAAAAGAAGTAACAAGCCAAACGAGTGCGTGGTATAGAGAATACAAGAACGATACTGCAACTTGGAGTGTAACTTGTGATGGTCTTATAACTTTGGATGGTTATGGCTATTTATTCTTACTTGAGCAACAACAAGATAGGACTACAATTTTAGTAAAGTTTGTTATTGACAACGGAGTTGATGGGTTGGTAGTAATT